CGTACGCCGTAAGATTGCGCGCCTATCGCATGCCGTTAAGATATTTGGCGGCACGTTTCGCGGCTGGCGAATGCTCGCAACGGCGTAGCAACTGGCACACCGCGTGAAGCTCGAACGCATCGACGCCTGCATCCAGCAGGCGTTTTTTTTCGGCTGCGATCCGGCGGCGCCAAGTGCGCGGCGACGGGCGCGAGAAGTGTCGGGCAGATCGGAGAAACCAGTACAGGCGGCGAAGCTCAGCGGACCACGGCGGCAGCATAAAAGCACAGAACTATACAGACGGCTACGCCGTGAGTGCCTACCGGCGGTCTCCCCGCCCGTCGCAGTTCTCCCCGTCCATCCGCACCCCCTTCCTCCCTCGCCTTCGCTTTGTTGTCGTGCCGTTCGTTGCGTCCCGTCAAGGGTGAAGTGAACGGGGCGGCCCCGCCCTTGACGTTCCGCCCCGACCGGCACGCCCCCACGCTCACGGCGACGGACTCAGGAAGTACGGAAGGACTAAGCCAGAGATGCGACAAACGGAGAGGATCATACGATCGGCTCCGAATCTAGGAACCCGGTAGGAGAAAAGACCATGATCCCGAAGGCACTGAGAAAATCTGCTGAATTCCTCGCCCGCCAGCTGGCGCTTGCGCTGGACGACATGACGGGCCGACTGGCCGAGCGCATGAAGCGTGCCGCCGACCCGATGAAGAAGGCGCGCGCGATGCTGGCCGAGGCCCTGCGCTTGATCGACCGGAACAGCAAAGATGGCGCGGCGGCCAGCGGTCGCATGCTGCGAGAGGTCGCAGCGCCATTCTTTGGGCGTGCAGACCTGCGGAAGCTCGGGACTGCGCTGTGCTGACCATCACGCCTGCATTGCCGCACATGCATTATGCTGCCGCCACATTTTCCATGCGGAGGAATCATGCACGCGAGATACTACATCGCCCTGCTGGCACTGGTCGCCACCACGAGCCAGGCGCAGAGCATCAACAGCAGTTCGAAAGAACACCCATCGTGCGCGAGCCTTCGATCACAGCTTGCACAGATCGACGAACAAGCACGCCAACGCTCAACCGCATACCTGACCGAGCAGCGCCGAAAGGTGACAGAGCGCATGTCGGAACTGGGGTGCAGCTTCATGGGCTAGCGGATACCGCCGTACGTACCGCCCGCGGGAATGAACCCCCCGCGGGTGTCGTCGATGTACTGCGGTTCAGCCGTCCGGCCCGCCGTCGGCAAAGCCGCCGCCTGTCCGGTCGCCTGCCCTTTGTTGCCAGTCTCCCATGCAACGAAATAGCCAGTTTCGGCGAGCTTTCGACATAGGTACTCGGGCGTACCCATCCGGGTTCCCTGATCGGTGTAGCAAACGCACTTGCTGGCACTCGCGATGCACGCAGCCGGATAGGGTGCCTGCACCGGCTTGGTGACTTCATCATATACGGGTGCAGTGTGGGGCAGGCCCGCAATGCGCGGCTGCTGCTCGGCGATCCATTCGCCGGTCGACTTGCGGCGGGCTGGACGCTCACCCATCGGCGTGAAGCCGCCCTGCCCCGTTTCCGTAACGCCCGCCACCTGTTGCACGGTGTCCAATTTCGGGCCTTCCGCTTGCCCTCGATACCAACCGTAAAACGCCCAAGCAAGGAGACCGAGCAGCACCGGGATCGCAAGCAAGAAGAAGATGCGCGCCGGTATCCGCGCCTTGTGCGTGTGGATCGTGGCGGACTTGTACGCATCAAACAGTTCTTTCGGGTATGCCCGCGTTTCGCTCACCGAATCCGCCCGCGTCTTGTCGCACTGCTCTTTGACCTGGCCCCACTTGTGCAGCGTCGCCATTCCTGCCCCGAAAGCGCGCACGACATGGACATGCTCGCCAGCCAGTCGCCGCACATTGCTATCAATGAGCATCGGGTGTTGCGTGATCAGGTAGATATCCCAACCGTTGTGCCGGTGAGTCTCAAACCGGGCGACGTACTCAGGAACAGCCGCGCCATTACCACGAGGCCGATACAAAGTCTGACACTCGTCATGAACGATGATGGCCCCGTCCGGGCAATCCATCCAGCGCGTCGGGTCCTCGAGAAGTTGCCAGCCCTCAAAGAGTTCCGGCTTTTGCAGTTCGATCCCGTGATAGAACACGGGCCGGTTTTCCTTCTGCGCGCGCTTGCGCACCGTGTCGAGCGTGAAAAGCGTTTTGCCTGCACCCGGCTGTCCGGTGTGAATGTAGATCATCCCTGGAGCCTCCGAAGGACAACCCGCATCGAAATCATGCCGTACGCCGCGAGGTAGCCACCGATCACGATATTAATCGCGTCGAATAACCCGACATAGGCCGCGAACTTAAGCATGATGGCCCCGATATGTCCGTAGCCGTCGAGACTTCCACCCCCAGCGCTATTGAGTGTTCCGATAATGGTTTGCATATCGGCGACGACAAAACCAAGCACGGTTTGCATCCCTTTCATCGTCGCAAACCCAATGCCAAGCCCGGCGAGAATCCAGCCTGCACGGCTCGCCAAAAATGCCGAAAGCCCCGCAACAACTCCCGCACCAATCAATGGAAACGCCATGTTCAGCCCCCAAACGCGCGCGTGATCACACCAAGAACCGCCATGTACGCAACCATATGAAGCATGACGCGCACGAAGTCACCTATCTCGCAGATAAAACCCGTATCGAAGGTGTAAGAGCGCCCCTTAAATTCAAAGCCCAACGACGGCAAGCACTCTTCCGTAAAGCTGACGTAGTTGTCCTGGGCACTCTGAAATGCTGACGCTATGTCGAAATCGAACTCACCATCCGCGTTGATAGCCTGCGCAACCTTCGCGGATTCAATAGTTCCCGTTCCGACCTGCTGTAAAAACTCCGCCGCTTCCGTTTCCGCTTGCGCTGCATCGCATCGTTGTTTGTGGACCGCTTCAGCTATAGCGCACTGGACGGCATCCCCGCTGCACTTGAAGCCGCCAGAGCATGAACCGGCGAAGCTCCCTTCGGTCTTCGTGCCAACGCATGACGGGTGTGCCGGATTGCTCTTGCAGAACTCAGACAGCGGCTGTTCCGTCGTTTCCGTTTTGGTTTCCTCATTCGCTATCGAACCATCGGGATTCCGGTAAATCGTCGTGGTTTCCTTCGTGGTCGTGGCCTTGCCGCCGTCCGTGCTGGTCGTTTCCTTCGTGGTCGTTTCGGTCGTCGAGCCGTCCGGGTTCGTGGTCGTGTTTTTATTGCCCTCCGCTGGCGTGGTCGTAGTGTCATTCTGGACAGTTTCGCCCGGTTGAGGCGCTACACATGCGTCGATGCCCTTGGCCTGCCCCCAATAACCGCCCGTGGCCTGACAGCCTTTCTCATCGCTGCCTGACTCCCACCAAGGCCGCTCTTGCTGCTCGACATAATCGAGCGTCGGATAGGTGCCATCGCCCCCGCACGTCGTGCCCGTCATCTTGAACGGACCACGCATAACACAGGACTCTCCGAGCGACACAAAATCGCCCTGCCCTGAAATGCCAGAGCGCGTACATTCGGTCGCGGTTGCCTGCACGGCGCAAGTGCCATCGCAGAACGTAGAGCCACCGCCGCCAGCCGAACTGACAGCCGCCCAGCTATCCGAAGTGCCATAGCTATTGCCAGCCTTCGCCTCGCAGGGGTTTTTGCACTCAGTGCCCGTCCAGGTATAACCCGGCGTACAGGTTATGCACTGCCCGCCATACCAATGTCCGCCAATATCTTCGCACTGCTGCTGCGGCGTTTGCTGTACCTCACAGGCTCCCGTTGTCGTGTTACGCTCTTGGCCCTCTGGACATGCGGGAGGATTAACGCACGTATCTCCCACCTGCGTTCCCCCATAATCACAATTAAAGTTCCGATAAACCGTAACGCCTGTCAATGAATTGGACGGCTTTTGCCGACATGACAGCATGTAATATCCATATTCGTCCGACTCATACGGGTTAGCAGCAAAGAACGGATCACCTCCGCAAGCAGCATTCCAATCCGGATAACGCGGATATGAAGAACCCGTGTTGCGGCTCCAATCCTTCCTCGCTGGATAATCTTGCGCCATCGCTAACATTGGCAAAGCGACGAGTGCGAAACCCACCACAAAAAACATCAATCGGCGAAGATGAGCCATGCTGCCCCCAAGTAACAAACTAGAACCCACGTCCCCATTTCCGACCCCCTGACATGAAAAAGGGCGAGCCGAAGCCCGCCCCCGGCATTCCAGTGGTGCGCAATTACATTGCGCGGCGCACCCACTTGAAAACCTTGATGCCGACCATGACCAGCAGGACGGCGGCACCGATCGCGGCGATCGGAGTAGCAGCGCCTTCGATCTCGGTCACGACTTCCGCGACATCCACGGCGGCGAACGAGACAGCAGGAACGAGCGCCAGAGCGCCCAGTGCGAAGTTACGGATTTGCTTCATGTCGAATCCCCTTTTTCATCGACGTTGAGAACCCGGGCGAGAACCCGGAACACATATGCAACCGCCCAAACCAGCAGGACCGCCCCACCGACTTGTGCGCCTTGCTCTGGTGTCAGGGCGAAGGGCGAGTTAAGCGCCGCATCGCCGCTGACGAGTACATAGGAACAGGCCGAGACTTCCGCCGGTTGCGGCTGGACGGCGTAAATCGTGCCGTCGGTATCGACCTGGACGCAGATGGTCATGCTGCGGCCTTCTGCTGGACCGGGTGGAGGCCCCGGACGAACGCGGTGAGGCGACGCTGGCGGTCGGTGTCGAGCGCAATCTCGACGGCGTAGTGCCCCGGCGCGAAGTGCTGACGATCCGTCAAAAGCGCTTCCATAAAGACGCGCTTGTTATCGGGGAGCGTGCAGAGGCCCTCGATGATGGTGAAGGAGCGCGACGGGTCCTTACGGCCTTGAATGACGCGCGAGCTGGTGAGTTCGAACGGGAAACGCATGATTTTTCCTTATGCCGCTAGGGTAGGTTCCCAGACCGGGGCGGCGTTGCCGGTGATGGGGTTGTGTCCGTTGGTGCCCTGCCCGACGCGCCACGGTGCGCGCTGTAGTCGGACGGCCTTGTAGAGTTCGGCCACTTCGTCCGGGGTGGCCTGCTTGGCCCACGCTGGCGCGATGGCTTCGGTATAGGTGCGCTCGCTCTCGTCCAGCGCGAGGAAGGCGCGGATCGGTGCGGCGAGCTTCTTGGGGAGTTCGGGCACGTGCAGACGGGCGAGGACTTCATCCGTCTTCATGCCGAGGGTCAGCAGCGCATGGATGGCGCGGCCCGCCTGCTTGCGGGCGTGTTCAACAGCGCGCTCGATGTGAGCCTGGGCGACGTGGCGAACGGTCTTGATCTGGCGCTGTTCGGCGTTGTGGTGTTCGAGGCACCTGTACGCGCCAGCGAAGTAGGCGCCGGGGTTGCGGATGGCGTCGATGGGGATCGTGCGCCCGTTGCGGTTGCGGGTTTCAACCTCAAGGCGGAACCACGGCGAGTCCGGGTTGCCCTGTTCCTTGCCCTTCTCGTATCCACGGAACACGCGGCCCGACTCGCGGGAGCCAACGTAGAAGGTGCAGCCCTTGCCGGTGCCCATGTCGTCAATCAGGCGAGCAAGCGGGCTTTGACCGCGCTGAGGCTTGAAGCCGTCCGCCTCGTATTGGGCGCGGCACCAGTCGATGCTGTACTGCTCGCCTTCGAAGTCATCAACGGCATGGTCGATGCGCGTTATGCGGGCTTCGAGCATGTCCAGAGAGTCCGCGACCGCTTCCCAGTCCTTAACCTGCATGCAGCCTGCGCCGGTCAGTTCGACGTGGATCGTGTCGCCGTTGCCACCGTAGGCAACGAGGCCGACGCCATCAATGTCGATGCGGTGCTTGTAGCCGTTCCAGCCCTTGCCGGTTTCGACGATGCGGGCCTCAATGCCAAGCCAGCCTTTCAGCAGGGTTTCGATGACCTGGCGAGCGTTCGCCGGGTCCATCCAGAACGTGACGCCGAGGAAGTCAATGAAAGCGGATTGCATGGCCTGCCTCAGCGCCCTTGGTGATCGAAACCAATGGCCAGAGCGAACGAGTCCGCAACGTCTTTCCCGTGGATGCGCCCCAACTCCTGAAAAACACAACGAACAAACATGACCGCCGCTTGCTGCCGATTCTGCGTGTCTGTATTCAACGCGAAATGTGCGAACTCCCGAGCGTGATACGCAATGTCGATCAGCAACGGAACATCGAGCGTCGGGACACCCCCCGGCACCGCTTGCGCGGTGGGGAGTTCCGAGGGGATTTGAACCTGAGCAGCCGCTACCGCCTCAGCACCTTCCGGGTGCAAACACTCCGAGGTGTCGCCGCCGCAACTGAAGAAGCCGCCGCAAGCTTTGCAATCGTTCATGTCAGTTCTCCCAAACTGGTTGATAACGCCACTACCGAATGACCGCCGCGACTCTCGACCGCAGCGCTACCGTCGAATCAGGCCCGTATTACTAGACGGGCCTTCTAGGCTTGCGCCCCTCCCCCGCTAATCACCCACTATGGGGTGGGGGGTATTACAGGAACTCTGTAACTGGGCGTGACAATACAGACACTCTTTAATTTTTGTCAAGAGATTCTTTAAAGACTAGGATTGCACCAGACCCAAGGAGGGCCACAACATGAGCGCGATAACACGCCGAATCGCTGAAGCCATCGACACAGGCAGAGCAAAGAACTACTCCGACCTAGCACACCAGTTGGGAGTCACCCCCGCTGCAATCACTGAATGGCGGAAGGAACGCAGCGCCCCGAACGAGGATCAAGCCGCCGCACTGGCCGCGCTGCTGGGAAAGCCTGAAGTGATGGCCGAGTGCATGGCCGCACGGACCCGGCGACCGGAGACGCGCGCCATGTGGGAGCGCGCCGCGAAAACCTTGAGCATGGCAACGGCATTAAGCATGGTTGCCGTTGTCCTTTTGTTATTGACAGGCGCAGGAAATAGCGCTTATGCATCAAGCGGTTGCAACGAACCGCGAGCAATAACACAAATTATGGTGTTTTT